GATGTTTCACGAAATACTTTTACATCAGGGGCTTTAGCATAGGTAACGTCCATTGCCCTACGGATAGAGTCATCTACTAGAGATTCGAAAGTAGGTGCGCCTTTAGGTCTAAACTTAGTTGAGTTACCTACTATATCTAAGAAGTTACCATTCTCCATTTCTTTTATTAAGTCTATTCCCCACTCTCTTTGTATGAGGCGTTCCATTTCACCTGTAAATACACCTCTACGTATTACATATTCCTGTAGTCGGTTAGGTATACTTAACACATCAACTACTTTTTCTGCTCCACCTAAAACTGAGTCAGCCACACCACCTGAACCTGCTCCTGTATGTTTCCTGTATTCGTTAACAGTGTTTGTTAACTCATTAAATTGATCTGCAAATTGTGGATTGTCTAATATAATCTCTGTTAGTTGTTTAGATAGTACTGGACTAGAGTATATTCTTTTTAGTGATGCGAGGCTACCTTTCCACTGAGATGGTGATACAAGAGTTTTACCGCCTGTACGTGTAGCAGACAGTGCTCTTGTTATCATTAGTCTACCATCTTTGTTATTGAAGTCTCTGGACATTTGTAACATGACAGTATCTGCAACATTTTCCATAGTTTCTAGTGGCATACGTATTGCAGCAGACTGAAAGTTTCTCATAGCAGTCTTGACCATAGATGTCATGCTACCACGTCTTATGTTTTCAATTCTTCTCCAAGCATTTAATATACCACCCTGTGTTCTTTCTATCTGTTTAGTTTCTACGTTATCTACTTTTATACCACCAGATCGTTTTATTTGAGATAGTTTGTTAAGTATCTTACCTGCTTCGGAGCCAGAGCCTACAACAGTTAATACGTACTGATCGAAGTTAAGACCGTATTCCGCTAGTACATCTGCTATATCATCCCCATCTATTTTATCGCTTACTGTTAGTTTAAATAAATTGTCGATGACTGTATCATTATTATTAAATGCGTCTGGGAATTTATTCTTTAGATCGGCAGCTACAGCTATCACTGCATCAAATGATTCAGGATCAAGCAATGGAGATGCAAAATCAGATGCACCTTCTCCACCCACACCAAATACTTGGTTAGCACTTACACCATATTTTTTCTCTACTGCAACTATCTTATCTTTATTGCCTGATTTTACTGCTTCAGCAAAATCTATCATTCTTTGATCTTGCAGTTGATATACATCTTCAGCTATATCTAAACCAACAAGTCTTGCTGCTGATGGATCGAGAACTAGCCTACCGTTTTTAGCTTTTTTAGATATTTTAGTATTGCCAGTAGGGTCTATAGATAACTCAAACTCTTTAATCATCTGTTCTGTTAGTTGTCTATTTTCTGCTACTACTTTCTTTGCTGCTGCATTTTTCTTTTGTTTGGCTTGGACTGTTGTGTTCTTAATTTTTTCCAGAGTTTGTTTACGTTTCTTGATTGTGTCCATGTACGGTTTGACAGTTTTATCAAATACAACTTTACCACCGAAAGCACTAAAACCAATTTCAGCAGCAGATACACCTACTAACATAGCTGCTTCTCCATACAATCCATCTGCAAACATTTCTCTAGCGGCTGCAAGATTATCTGGAATATCAAGCAATCCTAAAGCAGCACCGTATACAGGAGCAAATTCGGCTGCACTCACAAGGTAATAAATATCTTTTAAAGATAAGTCAGTATTTAGTAGAGCATTGACAGACCGACTTCTCATTCCATTATTGTCATTTAGTAGTGATTGTATAGTCTTACGATACTCTTCGTATTTTATTGCCTTATCTACATCTAAATTTTCTGCAATCTTTTTTGCTTCAGGAATATTTGTAACAAACTCAGGCATTGCAGCAAAAGGATTTCTTCTTTCGTCTAATGCCTCAGACATAAACAATTCTCTTTTTTCTTCTAACGTAGAAAATTGTTCTAGTCTACGAGCACCCTCTTCTTGATAGTACTCTACCTCTTCTAAGAGTTCTTTATCAAATTTAGCAATTATTCTAGAATCATAAACTTCTCCACCAAATCCTGCATTTATTATTTCTTGATCAGTTAAACCTGCAGCTTCTTCATATTCATACTGTATTGTGTTAGCTGCTTCTTCTTCTACATCTTTGACAGACACAACTTCACCGTCATGATCATCTAAATCAGGGTCTACAACAACAGGTCTTTCCTCAGAGATAACTTCTTCAGTTTGCTCCTCTACTGTTTTTACTTCTGTTTCTGTTGTGGGGGAAATAGTTTTTTCTTCTTCTAACTCTGTAGTAGAAGTTTCATCCGATAAAGATATATCGTTTATAGATACGACCTCACCATCGTGATCGTCTAAAAATGTATTTGTGTCTGCCATTATTAAAAACTTTGAGATTTGAT